GTTGAGGAAGAATAATGGCTGCTCGTAAGACCGCTAATGATGTACATTCAGACCTGAGGGTTCATGAGAAAATGTGCGAAGAACGATGGAAAACTATTTATAGAAAAACTGATGATTTACAAGCATCAGTCAATAGTATGAAGGGTTGGTTATTAGCTGGTCTTACAACAATAATTATTAGCATGTTTATGCTAGTCCTCAGGGGTTTAATTTAACAACTAATATATGAGTATTACAAAAATAGCCGAAGTGGCAAACAATGTCTTGGACAAATTTGTTCAAGATAAAGATTTAAAAGAACAACTATCACATGACCTACAAAAAGAATTTATATCTTTGGATAAAGCACAAATTGCTCTTAATTCTGAAGAAGCCAAAAACAGGAACTGGTTTGTATCAGGAGCAAGACCATCTATACTATGGATTTGTTCATTTAGTTTGGCTGTACATTATTGCATATTGCCTATCGCAACTTGGATAGCTGTTGCTAATGGGGTTGATTTAAAACTTGAAGCTCTTGAGTTTGATTTTTCACAACTTACTACAATTCTTTTATCTTTATTAGGCATGAGTTCCTTAAGAACCTTTGAGAAAACCAAGGGTGTTCACACAAAATAATATGTTAGACAATGTAAAACAGATGTTACTCAAGCATGAAGGCATGAGGACTTTTCCTTACAAATGCAGTGAAGATAAACTTACTATTGGTATTGGTAGAAACTTAGATGCTAATGGTATATCAGAAGAAGAAGCACTATATCTTCTTGATAACGACATCAAAAGAGTTACAGATAACTTAGATAAGATGTGGAATGTATGGAGACAGTTTCCTGAGAAAGCACAACTTGTATGTGTAGATATGACTTATCAAATGGGTATAACAGGTTTTATGAATTTTAGACAAACAAGAGCATTAATGGAAATGGGTTGTTGGTTAGAAGCAAGTGAAGAGGTATTAAGAAGCAAGTACGCAACTCAAACACCCAATAGAGCAGCTTATAACTCAAGGCAATTAGCCTTATGTCAAAATGCCAAGAAAAACATCAGACCAACATCAAGCTAATTCAAGACTTGGAGCTTTAGGCGAATCCCTAGTACAAACCTTTCTGCTTGAATACGCAGACTTTTGTTTCCCCACCCAAGAAAAACACCCAGCAGATTTAATGGTTGAATTTGGCAACGCTAAATATACAGTGCAAGTCAAAAGCAGAAGAGCTACTAAAGAAAAGAAGTTTGTATTTGCTGCTGAGAATTCAAGGTCAATGTCTGATACTTATAAAAACTATACTTGCGATATACTGGCATTTGTATTTTTCTATGATGACCAAAAAAGAATCATGTTTAAATCTAATACATCATCACAAAACTATTTTACTTTTGATAAGAAGGTTATCACTGACACTATGGAATTAGATTCACTTCAAGAATCTCTTGATACCCTGAGTGCAGTTCCTGTTCTAAATCCTATAATTTAGCACCTAAAAATAAATTAATATTTTTTTACACATTTATATATATTTATGTATAATGAGTGTATGTTAAATAAAATTAAGGAGTTAAATAACATGAAAAGCGAACTAGATACAATGATGACAAGAGATGGAGACATCCTTTCTGATTTCGAAATTAGAACTAAAGATAGAGCAAAGTATAAAAAAGCATGCAAGATTGTTCAGAACTATGTGACCAACTTTGCACTTACTAAAGAGCCTTCAACAAGAATGATTAGCAGTATGTGTTTTATGAATGACTCACAAACTGTATGTCTTGGATATCAGGGTAATACTACTGATTTATCAGACTTATATAAATCAATAGAATCACTTGGTGATTTTTATATGAAAGGTTGTTTGATTAATAATCCTAGTCATACATTTACTGAAGAAGATTTAGAGGTAATAGCATAATGTCAGCAACTAGATACACACTACAAGTTCAACTACCTAGCCTAGGCTGGGTGGTTGCTATCAAGACTAGCGACTTATTCTACATGGCTAGTAAGAGAGCTAGATTAATTAAAGAAGGGCATAAGGTTAAATTAACTAAGGAGAAGAAGTAATGGCTAAAGTAAAAATGCATCCAAGTGTTCAAAAAGAAATTAGAGCATTAAATCTTGATGACTTGTATGTTTTGTTTGAAACCTGTATTTCCAATAAAAATATTCATAAAGATGACAAGCCTGTTTTACTTGAATACATAGAAATGAGGATTAAGAAATTGCAAAAACAAAAAGATTACAACGACAAGAGCATACCTGACCATGAATATATTGCTAGGTGGGGTATTAAATAATGAACCTAATGTGCAATACCAAACATGGTGCTATTCAATGGAGATGGAAAGATTTAGGTCAACCATCTCCTGAATACAAATCATTGAATCATCAATGGTGGATTCCTAAGAAGTCTGAGTTTGAATTAGTAACTAAAGTTGATGCTTCTATCAGGCAAGAAATCAAAGATGAGATTTGGGAAGATATGCAATCTGATTTTGAATATCAGAAAAGCATTTATAAGATTCATAAATTAAATAAAAAGAATTTAAAATAAATGTATACATTTATATATTTTTATATATAATAGGTAGTATGTTAATTAAAAATAAGGAGTTAAATAACATGAACGAATACAAAATTAAACAAACTACATTCATTAAAAATACTGTAAAAGCATTTGGACAAAGTGCAAAAGTTATGGGCATTAAAGGAATTTATGCTCAAGGTAAATATGAAGCAAATAATAATCTTGCTTTATTTTTAGATAATAAAACAGATACTTTATATAGAGTACCAATGAACATAATTAAGGAGTGTGCATAATGACTAGATACGAGAACCTAGAAAACCTATTCAGTCAGCTTGATAACATCAATGCTGAGTATGAAAAGAAGATGGACAAGCTAAGAGCTAAACAAGATAGAGATGCTAGCTTTATGTGGCAAAGAATCGCCATTGAAAAAGCTAAGCTAAGAGAGGGAGATAAGTAATGAGATATGAATTTTATATCTATACTTGCCATGGAGAAGATACATGGCATTGGGGTATTAATCGCTGGAGAGATGTGCAACGCAACATCTTAGAATATAAACACGATAAATCTTTTAGCATAGAAGTTCAAAGATGGCATGGAGAAAGTGATTTTGATTTCATTGAGGTATACCCAAAAGATGATTCAAAATATCTACCATTGTATATCCAAGAAAAAGTTAAAAGAGCATTACAAGGAGAGTAAATAATGAAACATGACACAATTATGTATCTATCATTTGTAGGTATGTTGTTTTTCGCATGGGTATTATATCTATTACAACATGGGTATATAACATGAGAGAAATAACATTAAACGAAGTAGGACAAACTAGACCATTGATTTTATCAGTGAGACAAATCAGGGGATATTACAGAGACTATCTCACTGGCGAAACTAAAGTACAAACTGAGAATAGAGAATATGTGGTCAGAGATTCCTTATCTGAGATTGGTTATCTAATGGGAGTGAATAAATGAAAAGTGCAAGTGAAATAGAAAAAGCTAGAAATATTATTACTAATGAAGTTAATCAATACTTAGATATTGGTGCTACAAAAATTAGCACTTATCAAGCTATGGCAAGAAAATATAAAATTAACTCTAGGGGAGTTGCAAATTTTGTTGAAAAACAGGTAACTGGATTTAGAGTATTACAAAAATATGCACAAAAGATATTGGAGCACAAAGAATGAAAATAGAATCACTAAAGAACTTTGCATCTGAGCAAAGAGGACAATCACTTATCTATAAAGATATACCCAATGAAGATTACCATGCTGGTGTAGGTATAAGCAGTAGTTATATTAGAAGGTTTGGTCAGTCTCAGCTTCATGCAATAGAACATAAACAAGAAAGCTCACCAGCTCTTAAATTTGGCACTGCATCTCATGCTTTGTTAGTAGAGGGTCAGGAAGCATTTGATAAAGAGGTCAGGGTGCTTACAGGCTCACCATATACAAAAGCATACAAAGAAGAGAAGGCTGAATATGAGGAGCAAGGATTTATTGTTCTTAAAGAATCTGAAGTAGAAATAATACATGGCATGAAAGAGAACATGGTCTATGAGGGCAATGCTTATCTTGATGCTAAAGGCAAAATAGCAGAAGCAAGTATTTACTGGTATGAAGATGACATTCTTTGTAAGTGTAGACCTGACATGATATGTCCGCCTTTAAATGAACCTAACTCAGATAATAAGATAGTTGTAGTAGATTATAAAACGACTATATCTTGCGAACCTTTTGCATTTAATAAGTCAGTCAAGAAGTATGGCTATGACATGCAAGCAGCTTGGTATAGAAGAGGAATACAAATGGCAGGATATGATATTGATTCTTTTGTATTCATAGCTCAAGAGAAAGTACATCCTTATGCTTCTAAGGTGTTTAGGATTACAGAAGAACAAATGGATTATGGCTGGACTATGATGGAGAGATACCTGAATGATTATAAAGAATATCAGAAGGGTAAACCTCTTAGTATTTACAATAGTCCTAATGTTGTGGATTTAGTGTTGTGAAAAAAAATATTAAAAGAAAAGTGCCAAGAGGATATCACTCGCATATAAGGCATGAAATAAGATTGGCTCAAGCTAAATATGAATGTACTGCTAAGATGCCAAGATTATTAGTAGGAATGGGTGAGCAACGAATACCTCTTACAACACTGCCAAGAATTGAAAGGTTTGAGTAAGGGCAAATAGATATATGAGAGTATTTAGATTTATGGAGAGTTTATCTTTTGCCCTTGAGATTAGTATAAGGGTTTTTGGAGAAGTAGGTAATAAAGTTCTAGCTTTATTATCAAATTAATATTAATATAAAAAACGGAGAGTCATTATGGATGATAAAACAAAAAAGGCACTTTGGATTCCTGAAGAATTACATAAGGATATCAAGGTGTTTGCAATTACAAATAACATGAATATTGAATCAGCTACTCAGCTATTGCTGAA